ATGTTGTGCAGGTCATCTTAGAACTCGTTAAAGCACCAGATGATCCGATAAGCCAATCAGTTCCATTGCCATATACTTCAATATAATCACCAATATTTTCTCCATCAGCAACGAAAGTGATGGCAGCTTCAACGGCACCTTGAACATTAATGGTGCAATTATTACAATCACCAAATAGTTGACCATTGTAAGCCTTAACAGCTAAACCAGCACCTAAAACTCCAAGACTGATAATAACTAACCAAACTAATAAGGATTTTACATTCAAGGATTCAAAAAAGTTTTTCATAATCTTCCTTTTAGTTAGTTAATTAAGCCGAGCCGTTAGAACCAGCATAGCCAGTCCAAGTTCCAGGGAAAGCACTCTCGGCGAATTTATATCTTAAGACATACGAATCGTTGTCAGAGTATTCTGGAGAAACAAGGTTGGTTGATAAATCATAGAAAGTCTTTCGGCAAATCTGATGATCACGAGAGACAATATGATAAGAAGTAGCAGCGTTAGTAACTGAATTAAAAGCTGAGTTCAAGAAAATAGAAGCTCCAATGCGAACAGTGCCATAATCAGTATCAAATACATTGATATTATTTTCAGCAGAGTTAGCAATTAAAGTGGAGTTCATAACTTCCTTAGCCGTCTTATAAAGCAAGAAGTTAGTCACCAAACCCTCGAACAAATGAGAACCAGCATCACCATGCTGACCTTTTTGGTTAGCCAGAGATTGCACTAGAGTCCATAAGTTATCAGGAGTCAGAGAACCAGTTTCAAGGTTATCAACTGTCGCACCAGTTAAAGTGGTATGGCTATTAGAAGCCAAAGTCGTACCATCAGGAGTAGTATTAATAGAACCGGCGAACGCATCACCATAAGTAGCCAAAATAGTCTTTTGGTCTTGAGTTCTACGAGCAGCATTAGCGATACCACGGCCGATAGAAGCACGTTTACCGTGCTGATCAGCCTTGAAAGCCTCGTCAGAAATAGCAATTTGATTAGCATACTTCTGGACGAATTTTGTTTTTTGATTTCCGATTCGGGAGTCAATAGACTTAACATCTTCTTGTTCACCCGTCTCTTCTAAATTAGGAACACCAGCATCTTCATCCCAAACATAAGCAACTTTATCAGTCGTATCTTGATTGAAGAAGAAACCGTCTCTTGCGGACAAATAACCTGGATTCATTTCACGAGTGTATTCTTCATACATCACGCCATCAACGGCAGTCTTGAATCCATCAGGACTCAATCCATAGGTTAAGCCACCAGTAGGATTAGGCATATTCTTTAAAAATTAGTTAATTAGGAAACATCATTGCGATAAGCCTGGGCAGTAATAGTTACATCCAAGGTTCCCTTAACGGGGTTACCAGCAACAATAGTCAAACCAGAAGTATCAGCTGAGGCAGCATTCTTAATGGTATATAGCTCACCGCCATCAACACCGCCAGTAGCGTTATAGTCAATCAATGTAACATCCATAATGATTGCCAAAATTTCGGCATCAGTATCGATACTAGCTGCTGTTTCACCCTTACCACGGATAAGTCCGATTTGAGGGATTGGGCAGGAAGCCCAAGCAGTATGAGCAACTACGGTTCCAGTAGAAAATGGTTGACAGTTTGATAAAGAAATACCACCAAACATATGAGTACCTATAACTGGTGTATCAGCAGCGGCTAAAACAAAGGTATTAGCAGAAGCAACACCAGACGAATAAGTAGCTACAGAGTGCAACGGTTCTCCTACTTCATAACGAGTAGCAGAAGCAGCAACTCTTCTTTGCAATTTGGCAGCATAGCCAATTGCTTGTAAATCACCACGCATAAAATTAAAAGTTATTTATAATGCAACAAAAACCTACATCAGATTAACTGAGTAGGAAAAGTTTTTTTGTAGATTTTTTTTAAGACAGATAAGTGTTCTTAGTTTTTGGATCACGGATTAAAGTCCTTCCATCTGCTAGTTTCTTTTCATAGACACGTTTAGTGCCATTCCATTTAAAACCAGCTAAATCCAGAGCTTTAGCATCAGCAGGAGACATTTTTGGTTGTCCAGCTGATGGCTCATCTTGGTGAGTGTTAGCAGAAGTATTATTAACATTCTGCTTGGATTTTAATGCCCTTTTAAGTTCGCTATTCTCCCCCAATATTCTTTTCTTATTAGCGATTAGATAACTTTCTTCAATCTGTTCCGATAAAGTAAGATGAGAGGGAAACGACCTATTTTTGTGAATTTCAAGTATTAAACTCTTTTCTTCACTATTAGTGGAAAAGGTATCAGCTATTCTTTCAGCTTCAAACATCAAAGCCTTCTTTTCGTTGGCTTGACGCTCTTCAGCTAAAATCTTTTGAAGTTCTTTGGCGGTTAGAGGCTTTTCCTCTTCGTCATAATCTTCTTCATTGCGTTTCTTTTCCCTTAATTTGAAAGCTAAATCAGCTGCAGATTTTTCCGCTAACTCTCTAGCTTGTCGTTCCTTATCTAATTCTGCCTTATAATCTACTTGTTGAGATTCCTCTTTGGATTTCTCCTCAGTGGTTTCATCATCAGTTGAGGTTTCAACCTCTTGAGCCTCCTGTGCGGCTTTTTGTTCTTCAGGCATAGTGTCATCGGGAATACCCGTATTTTATTTATTAGCTTATCGCATCCCAGTTTAACGGCTTAGGTTGGCCAATTCTTTCAGTCTGGTTTCAATACAATCGATCGTATAAAGCCATAGTTTTCCAGCCGTTAAATCGTTTTCTGATTTGGCTTTTTCAAACATTGCTTTATTAGCTTGGTATTGAATATCCATCTTTAATGCTTTCCATAGACGTGATTTCATCAGATTTGAAGCTTCAGCTTTTAAAACATCTAACTCAGCCTGAGTCAATGTTTTTCCTCCTTGCCACCAAAAACCATCGTCTTTCCTTAAAATATCATCAGTTGAAATCGTATTGTAAAGGTCTTTGACTGCTTTAGTTAAAATTTCATCTTCAGTATATCCTCCCAAAAGCTTAATTGTCTTGGCAATTAACATACTATTCAATAGTCTCTACTTTCTTTCTCTTTAATTTATTTTTGATTTCGTCTTTCTTTTTTCTGGCGACTTTTACCGCCTTAGCTTCTTCTTCTGATACTTCTACGATTTCTCCATCGATGTCAGTCATAAACATTACCAAAGGTTCTGTCCTTGTTTTCTTGGCTTGATAATCATAAAAAGACCCATTTTTGACCTTTTCTCCATCCTTAGTAATAAAACCACCTAAACGGTCATATTCGGATAAAATCTGTTCTGGTGAAGCATCTTCACCTACTCCTGGAATCAATGAGCCTTTATCGGTTTTATAACCGTAAATAGCCCTATTGACTTTGTCCTCATTTGCGAGGATAAATCCATTTACTTTCATAGTTTTTATTATAATGATTCTTGTGTTGCTAATGACGATTGTTTTTGCATTACTTGATTAACCATTGGAGTTTGTGGAACTGGTAATCCAGGAACCTGTTGCTGTTCTTCCTTAATCATATCTTCTCCCTCACCTCGGAAGTATGAATATAGCAGTTTCCTTAATAACCCAGCTTGGTCTATCAAAGGATTATTAGCCAATTGAGCATACAAATTAGATAAGACTGGTTGCCAATATTCTTGGCCTTTAACGAACATCTCCTCTATATCAACCTTGCAAAAATAATTAAATTTAGCAAACATTTCAGGGTTTATCAAACGGATAGATTTCTTGGTTTTGGGATAGCCGATTTCTTCAAGTAGTTTATATCCCTTGACTTTTTCTTCTTCTTCGGTCATTTCCGCTCCAATTAAACTATCATCAAACTTGATTATGTCTTCAGTTTCTTTTCCACTCTTTTCCTTATTAAGAACGAATGTCTTATATTTCATTTTTAATCTTCCGCTTACTAATTCATCGATCTGAGGAACTGTAATATAATTAATGGCTATATCTTTCATTAAACTGCCATATTGGATAATTGATTCAGCCAGATTTTTACCTACCGCTCCAATCATCTTTTTAGCCTGTTGTTGGGCTTGTTGGACTGTAAATGCCTTTTGACTAGCTTCTGGAAGCTGTCCAGACATAGTTTCTGATACCGAACCCTCGGTGATTGATTCTTTAGTGGAGTTTAAGGCATTGAATCCGGCTACAATATTTGATTGCGGTAATAGAGGAGTAATCCTTGAATCCTTATCCTCAAGAGCCACAACAGAATTTGGGAATATAACCTCAGAATCAACCTTATCAGTACCGGTTATAGCAATCGGAGTTGAAACCTCTAACAATGCCTTATTCATCACGACTTCACTCATAGCATCATAAAGCATATTATCCCAACCCAAAGAGTTCATCAATGATTTTCCATAAAAGAAATGGTTTCCGATTCTAAAATAGACAAAAGGGACTACATTATATTTAGGATTTCCCTTATTATCACGATGCTTTATAGGATTATGACTGACAACATCATCTCCCATATAAATACCATTAATAAGAGTAATCTCCATATCCTTACGGCGATGATACCAAATTTCTTCAGCTACAAGATTGGGATGGTCTTGATCTTTAATATCATAGAATAATCCGTCTTCATCGCTATAAACACTTCTGATTCCTTTCTGGACATAACTCCAATTAGGGTGATCGCCATATTTAGCTTCTAACTCCTCATATTCACAATATCTTCTCTTAATAATAGACCTTTGCTTTTGGATATTACGTTCATAAGCATTGGTGATAAGTATTTGATTGGCACTCCAAATCGGACATTTAAATCCGCTTAATACTTCATCTAATACCTTTTTTTTATCAATACCCTTATCAGTCTTTTCCTTGATAGTCTGATAGACTTCGCAAAACTCAGCACCTAAGAAAACTACAGGATCAGAAATCATACCGAAGACAACCTGTAAAAAAGACGATTGATAATCAGAATTAATTGGTTGAGCCATCCATTCAATAATATCACGCATTACCTCAGATAAATCCCTATCAACTTCGTCATTGTCATTCTGAGCTACAAACAAAGGTAATAAATAAGCGGCAGTCAGATTAGCGTGCATTGCAATTGCTTTATTGCGAGCCATTGACCTTGTTCCTCGCCATTTCCAAGCTTCATTTTTATCTTCAACGGAAGTATCAACAAAAGCATTAAGCATCATCTGTCCCCTATTCATATCATTAATTACTGATCTGTCATTCAGCTCAGTCCAAGGTTTGTCTATGATTCTAACACCCTCTTCGTAATCTTTCTTAATTTCAATAGTTATGTCAATTACATCTTTACTTGGTTGATATGCTGATAAAGGTTGTTTCATATTTTATCTTTGAAATAACAAGCTAAATTCACTTCTATATTCGTCAGAAAAGTTCTTAATTTAATTATACCTTGTTTAATAATTTCTTTCATACTTTTTTATATCTGGCCTATAAATATGGACTTTTGGCTTTGAATTAGTAGCTGATTCCATTGATAGGGCATATCTTAAAGCATCACAATTTTTAACAAGTATTCCGTTAGCATAATAACAATGCTCATCTTTTACTGTAATATTATAAACATCTTCTTTTCCGCAAAGCTTTCGCTTTACAATTCTGATGGCAAAATCTGCTTCTTGATGGATAATAAGTTTCATATCCTTTTCCGCAAACCTCGCAAATCTTTTTAGATGTTTGTCTATTTTTCCAAGATTCTTTTCCGTGTTTTTTGTGCCACTCAATACCCTTATCTGTTGAATGCCAAATTTTCGCACTGTCTCTGATAATGTCAAGATTTTTTCTAATCTTTTCTCTAAATTCTTGTTTCTCCCAATTTCTTTTATAATGGTCTGATAAATGCTTTTTAATTGATATAGGTTCAAGATTATCAATCTCGTTGTTCGTTCTATCTCCGTCTTTATGATGGATATGGAATCCTTCTGGAATTGCTCCTTTGTGATATTCCCAAACTGCTTGATGAAGCCTTTTTGATCCATTTTTATATCCGCCAACTGGGCAATAGTATTTACCATCCCAATTATATCTCTTTCCATTGAAGACAATTGTCTTTTCCATACAGGTATTAAGTTAGTATTTAATACCTTAATTATATCATCATCACGCAAAGAGTCAATAGCTATATGACCTCTATTTGTAAATATCTTATGATTTCCAGTTCCTTTTAACTTATATCCATTTGAAAGTTCAATCTCGTATATCTCGGCATCTTTTTGAGTTAAGCCCCTATCAATAACCATACAATTACCTTTTGGAGTATTAACCCAATTACCAATAAGGACATTCTTTATCTTCCTTGACTCTCCACTTGCCATTTTAATTAAGGTATCTCCAACCAAACAAGCATGGTCATTCTCTTTAATTGGGTTTTCTTCTTCATTTTTATCAGTTTTCTTTTCGGGATAACTGTAAGTTTCAAGTTCCCAGATTAGGTTGACACAACTATTGCTGATAAACAATCTCCTCTGTTTAAATAGTTCTCTGACTGCGTTTATTCCATTCTTGATTGAGTCCTTATTTTTAATTACATCTCTGACATTTATTCCTCTACGTTTCATCTCTTCTATGCCGGAAGCACTTTCGGGATCAGGATAACATTCGTTCCATTTTAAAGCAGCCACATAATCAGCTTGTTCATAATCTGTCTTTCCAGTTTTATACCATTCATCAGTTACCCAATAAATATTATCACTATCTTTCTTAATCGTTATTGAAGCACAAGGGTTATGAGTTCCAAAGTCGTGTCCGCCAAATGTCTTTACTACTTGAAACTTCTGTCCTTCAAATCCAACTTCATCAAATAAGTGTTTATCTCGGTTAAATTCTTTATAAACAAGTCCTTCGGTCTTTCTAAAGTCAGCCATATATTCTTGATGAAATCTATCTTCCGTAAGTTCTTTTCTTGCCTTTTCTATTTCATCTTTTGGTATAAAAGGATTGTCGTAAGTTGTAAAGTGAAAGCTCTTATAATCGCTGTCTTTGTCTTGTAAATTATACAAGTCATAGAAATGATTAAATCCTTTGGGAGTTGAAATAAACATTGCTTGACCTTTAGTATCTGTTAAAGTCGGACGGATTACTTCTTGCCAATTCTCCCAGAAGTTTCTCATCATTGCGACTTCATCAATTATTAGAAAGTCAAACTTTTGTCCCCTAAGTGTTTCAATGTTCTCCCAGCCTTTAAGCCAAATCTTTGAGCCGTTTATTATATTAATCTCTAATCTTCCTTCATTGTATTTTGGTTTAGCACTGCTATCTTCAGGCATTATCCTTCTAAACTCTGCCCAAGCAATATCTCTTGCTTGTTGATATGTCGGTGCGATATAAGCGATATTCTGCTTTTTCATCAAGCAAGCTCTACCGACAATTTCTAATACTGATAATGTTGTTTTACCAAATCTTCTTCCGCAGTTAATTACTCTAAATCTATGATTATCCTGAACTATCTGTTTCTGTGCGTTGTGGAGCTCCATACTTGGTTATAACATCATTTGGTATTACTATTGGATTTCCGTCAGAAGTAATATCTGTCTTTTGTAATGGCATTCCATCAAGATAATTCCAAATCAATCTAATAATCTGACTATCGCCATCAACTATTCCTTTCTTTAATATGCTTTTAATAAACGCTTCTTCGTAAGTATAATCTTTACCTTCGGCTATTTTTTCAAGTGCTTCTCTTACTTTGGTAGTGAAACTACGAGTTCCTTTAACTTTTCCGCCTGTCTTTGCTCTGCCTTCAGCAAATGTCCCATCAGGGTTTCTGTCAGGTTTTTCCTCTAACTCTCCTCTATTTTGGGGGTTTTCTGACTCTTCAGCCATATGATTGGTTCTCCGTTTTTAATTATGTTTTCGTTTCCAGTATAATCTACATAACGCTGGACGATGACATCGATGTAT